CATTAACGCTTCATTGGTAATCATCGATACCGTTAGAAGATTGTTAGACATAATTAAATTTCCTTAAAAGAATGGGTTTACCGAATTCTCCCACCTAGTCTTGCTGCTTTCCAAGCCTGATATGAACCATGAAATTCACCGTCACCAGTGAGGTTTACATCACGCCCGTTAGCCGCAGACCGAATTGGGTTTATCGGTGAAGGGGCTTTACTTTTTCCAACAACAGGCTTTATCTGAGGCTCAGTCTTTTCAAACTGTGCTTCCAACTTCCCAATATGCCGCAAAGCGGAGGTCAAGGTCATGCCTTGCAGTTTCGTAGCGATTTCAGGATTCTCAGCGAGATGGTACAAGATGCGTGGCCCAACTTCGCTTTCAAAGATTGCGTCCCGCACTTCGTTACTTACCGTAACGTCAGCAGACCCAACCATGTCATCAAAATCAGGAATCTCGCTTTTCGCTGCCTTAACACGGTCGGCCCAAACATTTATTACTTTGTCCCGTTCGGCGGCTGCTCTTGCTTGTATTTCCTTCTGCTTTTCCTCATTCATTCGCTGGTCAACCCGGTAGTCCGTCAACGCCTTGGCGTATTCGTACATATCGGTAAACTGCTCCGGCAACGGTTCTTGGTCTGCTGCTGGCTCCGCTTTAGGCGTTACCTTGGCTTCCAAGTCCCTTACCTTGGCTTCTAAAACTTCCCTTGCTTCCCGTTCCCGCTGGGCTTCTGCCCGTGCGGTTTCACGTTGCTTGGTAATTTCAGAAAACCGTCTTTCCAACTTAGGATTTTGTTTTCTATCCTCTGTCGCTGTCGCATCATCGCTTGCTTCAATTGGCTCACTCCGGCTTTCCACATCGGGGGTCGGCTCTGTTTTCACAGCCTCGACAACTTCCGCAGGTTCGGCTAAACCCATTCTTTTCGCATTAAAGTCTGCTAAATTTTCACTTGTCACCACATTGGCTGCAAGTCTTTCCGCTAAATCTGACATAGGTTTCCCTAAGAATTAACCCAGTTGACCCAACTAGTAAGGTTTTGTGGTTTTTACCACACAATTCTGTCACCGTCAATTATTTATTTTTTATTGTAATTTTTGTGCATTTCCATAATTTTAGGCATATGTTCTTTCATTATTTCTCCACGGCGTTTGTAATCTTTATCATTGATGCCTTCGTTGGACGATAAATGTCGTTGCAAAATGCCTAATGTTTCTTCGTGGTGAGGAATATGCCCGACCAATGCTGTTGCACGAACGGCATTTTCACTGTGCATATTTCTATCTTCATTTTTATTGTGCATACTCATCCACTTGTTCATATCAACGCCTTTTGGCGCTTGGGCTGTACTTTCCATTGGTGGGTTGCGTTTAGCCATCTCTTGACGGTCAAATTCATCTTTGTTTGCGCTGGTTACTGTTGGCATATAAGTCCTATTGGTTAAATGAAACGTTTGAACCTTGGGCAATGTCAGCCGTTGCCGACTGAGCAAACCTGTATTGTTCTTGATTGCGCTTCTCGATTTCTTGCATTAGACGGTTTGTGTCCATGTTATGCAACATAAGGTCGGTAATCGCTTCAATTTCAATTTTGTTTTGGCTGGTAATCGCACGGGTGTTTTGGTCGTTGACTTTGACTTCTGCCATTGTCTCGGTGTTGTGCGCCTGTGCAGTAACTTCCATGAGTTTGCGCTTGTTTGCGCCTTCCTCTTTTATTTGTGCAACTTGGCCACGGTTGTTGATTTCCAACTGTGCCGCTTGCAATTGTTGCTGCATATCTTGGACTTGCTTTTGCGCTTGAGCCAACCGCATCTGAATTTCGGGTGAAATGTCAGATTTTTGGTCAATGTTTGCCATTGGATTCATTGACGCAAGGCGGTCTGCAATCACGTCTGCGCCGGGGAAATCCATGTTACGGAACACCAAATCGCCAGCAATGTTAAACAATTCCGGATTTCCACTAAGCAAAGGCATCATGGCCTCGACTGCTTGTTGACGCTTGGTTTGGAAGCCCGGCCCTGTGTCCATAACCACATCGTATTCGCCCACGGTCACATTGTTCAACACTTCGCCGACTTCGGTGGCTTGGTTAATAGTGGTCATGTCGGGTTGTCCGTCCGAGCCAATAATACGCATAACACGCTCTGTGTCGTAAATCTTTGGAATTAAGTCCAACAAGATTTTGCCCGTGTGCCGAATGCTGCGGGTCATGTTGTCGTAGAAATGGAAGTTGGAAAGGTCAACTTGATTTTGCTGCCCTGCCAATGCCTTGCCTGAAATGTTACCGCTTGGCAATTGGTTCGGGTCAACAATGCCCAAGACCATTTGTAAGTCTGCCGAAATTGCGCCAGCGGCTTCCATAATGCCTTGTGGTGGGCCTTCGGGCTGCAAGCGTGATGGTACTGGGGCTGGTTGCCCTTCAATGTCTTTTTGCTTGTAACGCAGCACTGGGCTGGACTTGATGTTAGCCATTGCCCACTCGTTTTCGTGGCCTTCGTCTTGGCCTTCTGCCAGCAGCCACTTGGCCTTAGGAGCAAGTGCAACCGATTCGGTCATCGCCGTGCGCCAAAAGTTGTACATCCGCTGTGGGTCTTTGGCAAAGCGTACCAAACCGTATTTCTTGCGCTTGTCGTCCACAATGACCTGTGCGCCGTAGCAAGGCACGACAGGAATGTATTTACCAGCCCAAGTCTTTTCCTCAAGAATCTCAAGGGCAGTCATCTTGCACCATTTCACCGACTTGCGGAAACTATCACGCTCATCGACAACGGTTAGCCCTGCGGCTTCTACACGCTCAAAGAATCGGTCGCCATCGGCAAACATCTTGCTGCCATCGCTTAAATGGTAAAGTTTCGCCCGTTCACGTTCAATGTAAAAGAATTCTGCAATGCGAATGTCCTCTTTGGTAATCCATGCGGCAGTGTCATCGCCTGTGCTGCGCTGTGTAAAGTTGCCGCCATCGTCAGCATCAGGGTAGTATTCTTTGAAAATCTTTTTATCCATTACCGTGGTAATCAGGCAACGCTCTGCGTCCGAGCCATCGGGCAAGATGCTGTTCGGGTCAAAGTACACGGTAAACGGATTGTCAATCGTGTCGATGTAGATTTCTTGGTCAAACGAATCCTCGCTTATATAGCGAGTGTTGATGCGCCAATAGCCCCAACCCATGCGAACGGCGTAGTCAAACGCTGTGTCGTAGGCTGTGTCGGCGTTGCTGTTAACTTCAATGTGTCGGGTCATGCCCTCAATCACTTGGGCTATTTTGTAGTCCGCAAGGTTGTTGACGGGGTGGACTTTGATGCGTGGGCGCTGTTGGCGCTGTTGGTTTGTGACCTGCCGGATATAGGAATCAATCTTGTTGATGGTCAGGCAAGGACGGGCTTCCACGTTACGGCTGTTCTGAATCTCGACAGGCCATTGGTCGCCAGCGGCAAACTTAATGTCATTCAACGCTTCCGCACGGTTATTGCTGTCAGCGTCATTGACTAAACCCCAAAACTTAATCGCATCCGTAATGCGTTGGTCTTTACCTGATGCTTTTGTATATGCCATAAGTACCTCTTTTAAGCCATTATCCCATCCAACCGCTTGCCATTGCAACCTGTGCTTTGGGTTTGCGTTTTTCGGGTTCTTTAATCATAAGGCCAATGTATCGAAATGCGTCTGCTCCGTGGCTGTAATGGTCGTGCAACGGGCTGCGGCTAAATTGCTTTGTCTCAGGGTCAACTTCGTAGCGGTAGTGCCGCAAACAGTTAATGCCATCGGCAGCGTGTTCTCGGTCAAAGTAGCAAGACGGAAAGATTGTCCGGGCTGCGTTGATTGAATCCAAAACAGGCACTTTAGGCAATATCTGCGTCTTATACCCTGCCGCCCTCACAATGTCCTCAATGGTGCGCCCTGCCGCTGCCAAAGTTTTATTTTGTGCATCGTGTGGCAGCCATACCGTGTCGTACACATAGCCATAAGTCTGCATGGTCGCTAGGTAGTGGCTCATAGTCTTTTGGCTGTCTTCAATGTAGCGAATCAGCCTTGTCTCCATGCCCACGAACTGCAAAAACCATATCGAGGTGCTATCTGCCCAGCCCAAGTCAAAGATGGCGTGGACAGGCTTTGTAGCGTCATAAGGCACACGGGTGATGCGTCCGTCCAGTTCGGCTTGCTGCAATTCCCTGCCAAAGATAGCGCCATCTACCGACTTGCGGCACAGCCCTTCCCATACTTGGTTGTACGCCTCAAGGTCACGGGCTTTCAGTGAATCCTTCTCCAGCCGCAACACTTCGGGAAACCAAGGGTTGTCAGACCAATTGATTTTGATGCTAATGCAGTCTTCCGGCGGGTTAGCCACAAACCGCTGGTAGGTTTCGTCCGTCTCTAACTCAGGGTTGAACGATACCCATATCTCGGACTTTTCCTTACGGATGGTCGGTATAAGCACATTCCAACTTAGGCGGCTTACGGTTTGGGCTTCTTCCACCCAACACACATCCATACCCTCGTAGGATTTGACGTTAGCCACATTGTTCTTTAGGCCAACAAAAGCGAACTCTGTACCGTTTGCCCCTCGGATGCTGGCTTGGGTTATCTCGTAAAAGCCTGTAAGCCCTAAAGCCTGTATTTGGTCGCACAGCAGTTTGTGGACTGAATCCTTCATGCTGGTCATGTACTCACGGGCGCAGAGTATCCGCATTTGGTCTTTAGCGCCCTTAATAAGCAGCGCACGGGCAATGCCCCAACTCTTTGCGCCGCCCCTGCCGCCCTGTAATACCTTGTACCGTGACGGCTTAAACAGTTCCTCCAACTTGATGGGGAACTCAGCCTTTGAGATTGCCTCAGTTACTTGGCTCATCGGGCTTTACGAATGTGACCTGAATGCCTGTCACCAACGGCGCACCGTCTGCCCCTGTGATTTCTTGCTTGAGGCTCTCACGGTACTTCTTGGGGAATCGTGCAGCCATTGACCGTGACCAAATTGAGGCGTTCAACCGTGGGCCATCTTTAGTCTCGACCATGTAGCAATCGGCTTGGTCTTCCCACCATGCGAGTTCATGTTGCTTGGCTTCTTCCATGGCGTGCGAAAATTCCATATGAACGTCACGCCACTCATACATTGTTCTAAGGGAAAACCCTAACCTTGAGGCGATTTGCTCGACTGACTTGCCGAGTTTGCCCAACTCGATTACCTGCGCACAGTAGGCAGAGTCATAGAGGCTTGGGCGACCTACGGGGCGTTTGGTTTCAGTCACTTTTTGGGTTTCGACTTCATTTTAGGCTTTTCTGCCTCACGCTTAACAGCATAACCAATTGCGACTGCCTGTTTTACAGGTTTGCCAGCCTCAATTTCCTTCTTGATGTTGGCCTTCAACGCCTTTGGAGTTAGGGAACGAATGAGGGGCATGGTTTAAAATCCTTTTGATATGGTCAATAAATTGTTTATACGGCAAATTAAGTCTCATCTTATTGCAAATTGGGCAACATGGCACACAATTCGACACAAAATATCCTTTTAAAGAATCAACTCGGTCTATGCCATTTGACAAATAAACACCATTCGATGTTGGTCTTGCTTTGGTTTTAGAATACCCTTCAACTCCACAATAATTGCAAGGCTTTCCAGTCAATTCTTCAAATTCTTCTTTTGTCAATTCAAAAACACGATTTTTTGACAAAGCATCATGTTTGTACATAGCAAATTTGTGGTTCAAACTTGCTTGACCAAACGGCAATTTCCGCAAACCCTCTTTTTTTCTACACCCGCATGAAACAGTTTTACCGTGCATAAAAGTGGTTGCGGATAAAGTTTTTTCTTTTCCGCAATCACAAATTGCTTTCCACATTGCTCTTTTTTGACCTGATGGCTGTATATGTGAATGGCTGTACTCAAAAATGGTAAGCCGTCCTTTTTTTACACCAATTAAATCAATACGCTTCATGCCTCCGATTGTAACACATCCAAAGATGTTTGATTAAGGGCATCTTCGTCCTCCAATAATTTAAGCCAATAATTGCAGTCTTGAATAGCGCCGCCAAGCGCATGAAGGTTTATCTCCGTTTGCTTGGCGACTGCTGTTAATTCATCAAGTCGGTCTTTTACCCGTACTGCGTTCATTGACCGTGGATGAGGCAATAGTTGATTACAACGGCTTCTGACAAAGTGCCGCCGGAAATGTTACGCAATGTAATGCTAACTGTTCCTATACCTAGTGCATTAGCAAAACAATTGTATGAACCGGGTGTCGCTTGACCGCCTGAAATTGTCAAAATGACAGTATCGTTTGCGCTGATAAGCGTGTTATTCAAGGTGAAAGTTGCATTGGTGGCAGTAGCCAAAGATGCTGCATTCATTGTGATGCGACCAGCCGACTTGTTCAAAGTTACTGCGGTTGACTTGTCGGTCAACTGAGTTACCGAGCCTTGTGCCGATGCTGAATAGCCCAATTGATCTGTAACGAACATGGTGCTAAATTCGGGGTCGTTGTACGCTACACCAGTTGCGATTGAGTTTGCCATGATAATTTCCTTTAACAGTTCCAGTTTTTAAGGGATGCCTTAGCCCGTTCTGCTGGGCCTTTGGCGTTTTTGACTACACCTTCCATCCTAGCGCAAAAACTGGCTTTTCGTCCAGCATCTGCTTTTGTCTTAGGATTTGGGGCTGGTGGCTTCAAATTCGAATTATTCTTTGCGTTGTACTCGGCACGACCTTTGGCGGTCATTCCCGCACCTTTTTCAGTCGGGTTGTAAGTTTTTCCCTTGCCTGTGGTCTTATGGGGAATGGGCTTGTCGTGCTTCATTTCTTTTTAGCGGTCTTGGCTGAATCTTTGAACGCCTGTGCGGTAGGTGCGCCTTTTGCGCCGGGCGACCTCATACGTTCAGGTTTTTTACCAGCCGCTTTTTCACGCTCGATGCGTTCTTGTTTAGCGTGAATGTTTGCGTAAAGTCCGGGTTTACTCATGTTTACTCCTCAACGATTGCACAAATATCGGCTTCTTGGATTACTTGGTAATCCTGTCCGTCTATGGCGTGGGTAGGCCAATTAAGGTAATCCCCGTTACCGTATTTAATAAAGTCACCGACAGCCACATCATAAACCTTTGGCCCAATTGCCACAACTGTGCCTTCGTTAAATGGCTCTTTATTGTTGACATAAATAATATCTGACAGTTTTCTGACGTTTGGCTTGACCACTACACGGTCATTCATTGGTGCAATCACGCTGCCACCTTCCGTGTGTATTTACGCTTTACAACGGGTGCTTCTTTCACGGTGTCAGTCATTATGTCGTACACAGGCAGGGCGAGCAATTGAGTTTTTTTTGTGGCATATTCGCCACAATAGTCGTTTTGGTGTTTGTTTAGCGTTTGCGGGTAACGTGAGCAACTGCCCATTACCGCAGCGTTTCTAAAGTGTTTACAGGTCATGCAAGTAAAATCCGTATCAGCCATTACAAACCTTTCTTTTGTGGTGGTCAGGAAGCCCCTTGCCTTTACTCGGTTTGGGGTTTCCGCTTTTTTAGTCTAGGAAACGCAATCTGTACAGGGTTGAATTGATTAAATCAGCAATTTCGTCAATTTTGTTTTGCAATTCTGTGTCTTCAGGCAAAGCCTGACGAGATTCTTCAACAAAACTACACAACCCTTCTAAATATTTTACAGGGTTTGTGGCGCTGTGGAATTCTGTCGGGAACTTTTTGATTTGTTCGTACTTGCCCATGTAGGCTTCGGCGTACTGGTCGGCAAGGTCAACAATTGCGGGGTAAAACTTGCCAAGGGCTTTATGTTTTGCAAAGGAATCGGTAGACAAATGCATGAAATGCGTTATTGTGCCAGCATGAAACAGGGCGGCAATAAATTCAGCGGCTTCGTTTTCCATAAGACCTCGTAAAAAAGTGGGGGCAAGCCCCCAAAGCGAGGCAACTGCGGTAGCACCGTGCCTACATTGTAACGTTTGGCGCTGGTACGTCAACAGGCCACTCTCCACGAGAAATTAGCAACTCAATCGTCTTGAGATGGGCTTTGTGCCACATTTTCTGCCGTTCTTCTTTGGTCATGTGTGCGCCTTGGTCAATGTCGTAATGGCATTTCAAGCAAAGTGCGGCCACTAAATTATCGTCAGCCTTTACCCCACGGCATTTGCCGCCGCCCCAATTGGTGTGCGCCGCCTGTACCATGCCGCCAGCCCCGCAGCATTGGCAATCCAGCCCCGCAACCAATTTCAGCAATTTCTTGCTACGGACATATTCGTGTTTTTGGAAACTCATCGC